AACGCATATTTCCACCTAATATGATGTTATTCTCATCCACTACTATTGGACGTAGTTCTAACATTTGTGGGAAGTCCTTAATTGATTTAACTAATTTCTTAAACTTTTCGTCTTTAATTAGCCTTGGATTCTTTGGGTTCGGTTTAATTTCCGAAATTTTAACCTTCAATACTTCCATTTTGTTCGGCTTTATATACTGCGTAAAGTTGGTTAAGTTTATTTACGATTTCACGTAAGCAAGAACCGCACGAAGTTGGTTGTACTCGTTCGTGTAAAACTCGGTTGTAAATCTTTAATAGTTCCCGTTGCTCACTTGGACTTACGCTACTTCTTCCCCTATTGTAAAAAGTATCTAAATACGCGTATTCGTCTTCAGTTAGGCATTCAGGTTTTTTGTACCTCCAAAGTTCGTTTAGTTTTGCTTTACGTTCTTCGCAACCGCAATCTTCGCCCATTACCCATTTAGCAACCTTTGCGATTCCTGTGGCTTCTAAAATGTTTTCTACGGTGTCGCCTAATCCTTCGGCTTGTTTTTTTCTTGGTCTTCCCATAACTTATTTATTTAATTAATTCAAAATCCTCATTTTTGTAGTCCGTGTAATCTTCCCCAACGGCTAATCTTATTTTTTGTTTGCAGTTCTTTAACGTGTTGAAAATGCTACTCGAACTTATTTTCGTTTCGGCTGCAATATCCCGAATTGATAAATCCGTGTCTCGATATAGTTCGAATAACTTTTGGTCGTACCAATGCCACGAGTCCACTTCGTTTTCTATCTTACCCAATATCTTTAAGTAGGCTTCGTGTTTATCTAATTGGCTTGGTTCGTCTTTTATTTGTATTGCTTCGATATCAAACCCTTCAAATTTTCCTTTATTACGAATAGCATAAAGATACATATTACGAAGAGTGAAGTACATAAATCCTTTATTGATTTGCCCATTTTGAATAACGTTTTCAGGTTTCGTGTATTTATATAATCTTAGATAACATTCTTGTACCAAGTCCTCAGCGTATAAATCTTCGCCAAAACTTTTAACCAATTTTACCCATTCTTTGTGGTCTTTTGCCACGTCCTTAAGCCATTCCATTCGCTTAGTTTGTTGTCAAATATAATGATTAATTTCTAATCACAACAAAACATAAAAAAAAGCCACCTTATTCGGGTGGCAATCCATTGTAAAAACGATAAACAAACGCGTCTAACTTCTTTGCAGTTTCTAAACTTACAGGCTTACCGAGTAAGAACCTATCTAAGTTGTATTGGTGCATTTTGTGTCCTCGTTCTTTTATTTCGGTTACTATTTGATTCCGTGTTTTCGTTTCGAGAATCTTACGTAAGTAACCTCGTAAGGAGTAGTCGTCTATAAACATATTAAAAAGGTAAATCGTCTTTTTCAATTATTTGCGTGTGAACTTGTTTCGGGGATTCGTTCACGTAAGGCTCACTAAATGAACACGAAAAATACTTAATTCCTTTCGAAGATTCTTTAAGCCATAAGGCTATCTCCATTTCTTTTCCGTTTACGTTTACTTTACCTCGGTAGTCGGGTTGCTTTTCGTTCGTCTTTTTGTCGTTCTTAAAAATTGCACCGCTGTTTACTTTTGTTTCCATATTACTTAATTAAATTTATTACTATTATTACTCCCGTTACATATCCAAAGGCTAACGAGAAAGCCATTTTAATTCGTTCGTTCCAATTTTCCGAGTCAACCATATACCCTGCAAAAGGTAAACCTAGAAACGGACTTATAAAAGCGAAGAATAACATTCCTGACGTGTTGGCTTCCGAAACGTATCTTATGTAAAACGTTGAACATATTTCGATAATTAACGCGCTTAAAAAAATTATTCCGTACTTCATTTATTTAGGTTTATTTCGTGTTCGTTTAGGCTATTCAAAAACGTTTCCCGTATGCGTTCAACTATTTGATATTCGTCTGCATTTAGTTCTTCGTATTTCCATAGCTTACGGAGTTCCTGCTCCATTTCCCAAAGCACGTTTAACATTGCTTGTCCTTTCGTGGCGCAATAGTATTCCGCTTCTTCTTCAGGTAAGTTAAATTCAAGTGTTGCTTTCATAGGTTAAAATTTTGTTCGTAATACTCCTCACTATCCATAATTGAGTTAACTGAATGATTATAATATCCAACCATATATGCTTCTTCAATCTGCTCTTTCTCCATCTCTTTGGCGTGATTAAATGCTATTTCCCACTCATAATCATCAAAGGGTTGTACTTTTTGACCTTGACGTATTTTTTCAAGCCATTCTACTGCTGTTTGTTTCATATTTCTTTTTTTATTTTTTCTATGTAAAGTGTAGCGTCCATAAGTTCTTCTTGAAGGTGGTCAAGCCACCCTATTAAATCAACGTCTTTGCGGTCTAGGTTAGTTCCGTATTTTCGTATCCCTCGTTTACTGCGTTCGTGATATTTAGTCATAACCGAAATTAAAATAGTGTCTTCGTGTTTAATTGGTTCTTGGTCGTGTGTTATGTTCATAAGGTTTGCATTAATAGGTTATAGTATTCGCGGCATAGTTCAACACGTTCTTTAATTTGCTCAATTACTTGTTCGTCTTTTTGTACAAACCAATACTTAACCCTGCGATTCTTTGGAATGTGGCTGAACTTATGCTTTGCTTCGATTTCTTCGCGTAGTTCCTGCGATTCGTCTATAAGGTGGAATTTCCAATGAGCGCGTCTTATTTCGTCTTCTACCATTTCGCTTGGAGTATCTATAAGGCAATAAGCTAAGATTGATTCATTTTTACCTGTTAACCACATATACCCTTGAAGTTGGTAATAGTAATCTTTGTTAGGTAATTCAGTTTCGAACCAAGGGAACGTTGAAGCATCCCACGAACTTTTAACGTCTATTAGAACTTCGTCCGTGTTTACGTCGGGAGTTCCCGTTATCCAATCGTTTGTAAAGTGTTCATCGTTCTTGTAAATAAACTTAAAATTCAAAACATCGTTAACGAGTGCAATCGATTCTTCTTCGACTTCGTTTCCTTTATCCGTGTAACGCGAACTAAATTCTTTTCGAATTCCGTACTTTTCTTTTAATACAATTTCTTCCACGTAGGACTTAGCCGTTTGCGATAAGACTTCCCCCGACTTGCGGGGGTTAGTCATTATCTTACCAATTTGAGAACATCGGACTTTCATACGTTTTCAAGTAATTTGGTTTGACCTTCCGTTAACTCAAACTTTTCGATTAGTTCTTCCTTGGTGTATTTACCTTCTGCAATCATTTCTAAAGCCTTACCCAATCGTTTGTTATCAATGGTAGGTTTCTTTTTTACTTGTTCGCCTGAAGCGTCCGTGTCTTTGTCCGTAACTAATCCGAGTGCGGAACTTAAAGCGTATCGACGAAAGTAAGTAACACCGCTACCGAAACTTTGATAGTCGTTCATACCTTTTAATTCGACTTGCGGAATAGCTACTTTTGCTTCTAATGTTTCGCCACTTTCAACGTGAAAAATAACCGTAGCAATATAGTCGATTCCTTCTTTAGTGTCAAGTAACTGCGTAAAGCCTAATCCGTGTTTTTTTAGTAGCGGGTTAACTACTTCAAAAATCTTCGGTAAATCTGCGTAAGAATACCCATAGCCTTGTGTTCCTTTGTGAATTACAGGAACTTCCTGTTGGAAGGCTGCCAACGACTTAAATAAATGTTTCATAGCGTATAAATTAAAACGTGCGTTAACCAAGTCGCACCCCTTGTTTTGTTAAAATAATTCTAATTCGCTTTCTTTAACAGTACTTTTACATAAAATACCCGTCCAAGTTCTAAATTCTAATTTTACTTTTCCGTTTTTTAATACTTTGGTAATTGTTGCTTTTTGAAGTAAACAACTTTCAAACATTTGTACTTTGTGAAGTACCACATCTCCGATTTTCAATTTTGTTTTCATAGCGTTTTCGTTTTTAATTATATACAAATATAAACATATTATTTCAATTAACAATACTTCAATATAATTTTTTTGTTAAAAAATGTTAAAATTTCTTTTCGATTAATTCCTTTGACCTATCAAAATAAGCCATTAACTCAATATCGTTAACGGAATGTTCACGCGGTTTTCTTCCTCCTATTCTTATTTCTCCTTTAAGTTTTTCAAGTTTGCCGTATATAATTCCGTCGTAACATTTCCAAATAATTACGGGGTTAATCTTTTTATCCATTAACTTAAGTAATTTTCTTACGGCTATTGGTAGCGGGTAGGCTTCCTGTATTGTTTTGTTTCTTCCTTTTACTTCTGCGTAACCTATTATTCGTTCGTCTTTAATTAGTTCAAAATCTATATCGTGTTCGTCTAATTTTCTGCAACTTAATTCGTATTCATCGCAAAAAATTGCTATTGCTGCGTATTCGTTTTGTAGGTCTTTAAGCGTTTCAAATCTCATTTATTTTTTGTTTGTAAGTTTTTATTATTTCTTTGAGTTCGTCCCGTGTGTACTTTCGTGTTTCGTGTGCTTTTGCGTGGAGTTCGATTAATTTATCTGCGCCTATTCTTTGTTGGATTCCTATTTGGTAGTTCAATAAGTTTCCGTGTTTATGCTGATTGCAAGTTACACACTGCCCGTGGACGTTGTTTTCATTGAATGTAACGGCTTTGTGGCCACCACTACTAAAATAATGCCCTGCGTCAAACTTTGAACCGAGTTTAGAACCGCAACTTACGCAAGGTTTATCCTTGTCTCGTAGCCTTATGTACTTGTTAAATACCACTTGGGCAAGTTTAGTAAGTTCTTGCACCGTTTGGAGTTCGTCTTTTAATACCTTTTTCTTCTTCTTCCATTGTTTTTCCTTTTCAAGTTCTACCCATACCTTAACACAAAACGAATCAAAGCAAAACTTTTGATTAAATCGAACGGGAGTGAATTCGGCTTTACAGTTCTTACACTTCATTACTCGTAATTTAAGGCTTTATTTATGGCTTCTAAACGCTTGTTTTCCGTGTTTAAGTCCAAGTTAACTAATTCTAATCTATAAGCGTTTTGGCGCAACGCTCGATATTCTTGTTCAAGTTGATTCCAATAAATTTTGCATTCTTGTAAATGCTCTAACGTTTCTTCCATTGAATCTATTAAATCCTTTCGGTTAGGGTTCTTCGCTTTTATTTCGTTCAAACTTCCCTGAATCTTTAAGTAAGTGTGAGATAAAAGAACCTGCGCCCGTAGTGTTGTAAAATCGTCCATTATTTTCCTTTAGCGTATTTTTTAATTAATGTGTTTCCGTGTTGTTCCTGTTCAAAGTAAACTAATTTTTCTTTATCGAAAAAGATTTCGTGTTTTCCTATTTTTCCATTTGAGCGCGGTTTAATCTTGTTGAAGTACAATTCCGCTTTGTAAAACGTTGGGTCTTCGCGATGAACTGTTACCATACATTTTCCCGAATTAAACCATTCCGAACCGCCCTTTAAGTCGTAAGGAACGGGTGCGCTTCGTTTTCCGTTTTCCTTTTCCGTTAGCTTCGGGTGGATAATCGTATGCAGGTGTAAATCGTTATCTTCTGCTATTTGGTTACGATACGGCAACACGAACTCTAAATATTGAGCGTAACCCCCGTAGTCATTATAAGGATGGTTTAAGTCCTTCCAAGAATCTATCGAAGCGGTTTCTAATCCTTCTTCTTTTTTTAGCTGAACTGCGTAATCCCAAAATTCTATCGGTGTCATTTTCGCTTTAATATCGCTTCGCGTTAGTACCTTAAAATGGTGCGTTATCCAATCTATTGCGCTTAGTATTTCATCGTCCGTAATTACATTGTAACTACTTGGGTTGAAACTTTTACCTGTTTTCTTGTTGATTAAATCAGCGATAATTTCAACGTTCGAACCAACGTCAGGAAAATAAACTAAATGTTTCCAACCATAAAAACGGCTTGTATTCATTAAACACTCCATAAGAACTTGAGTTTTACCGCTCATCGGAAACCCCGTCCAATCCGTGCAATTTCCTAAACTCATCGAATAATACTCGTCCATTCCTTCGAATCCTAGATATTTACCTTTTTCGTGGTAGTTGTTTCTATACCTGAATAAGTCGTCTATTACTTCGTGTGCTTTTGTTATCTTAAATCCTTTCATTGCCAAGCAAATTTAAATGGTTCGTCTTTTGGTTTCGGGTTGTTTTTATCTAACCATTTTTTAGCAGTCAAATATAAACTTTTATAGGATTTGTTTTTAGCGTAGTTTTCGATTTGGTCTAACGTGTCGTTAATTTGTTCTTCGGTGTATTGTTCTTTTAACTTTTCGAATTCGTCTTGAGTTATAGATAAATGCGCGAAGCGTCTATATATACTTACTTTCTCTTTTACTTTAACATTATCTTTATCAGCTATTTTTGTTATCGTTTGTATGCGTTTGCTATCGTTTGCTTCCGTTTGCCACCTTTTGTTAGCGCCTGCTTTACCTGCTTCGCTTCGCTTTACTTTAGTATCTTCGAACTTAACAAGGTCGCGCTTAAGTTGTTGTTTAATAGGCTCGAAAGCAATTTCCGTTATTAAGTCTTCCGCTATTGGGTCTTCGTCGTTAACGTAACTGAGAATGTGTTTGAACAATTTACCCGCTTGTTCGTCGGTTAGTTTGTTTATAGTGTACTGAAGGTCGCAATACAAAATAAATCCTTTTTTGTCTTTAGCCATTTGTCTAAATTTAAGCAATAAAAAACCCCTGCAACTCCGTCGGCTTCCACTTCGACTTCATTACAAGGGTTAATAACTTCTTAAGGTTCTATAATGTGGAAGGCGAACCGTATGCAAATATAACTATTTAATTCATATTTTGTTCTTCGTA